TTTTTAGAGAACTTATACAGGACTATGTAGAAAATTACCTGTTTAAGCCCATAGCACGTAAAAAAGGGTTTATTGAGTATGATGATTATGGTAATGAGATTCTTCTTTATCCAAGATTGAGTTTCACCAGACTGGCCATACGTGATAACGATCAATTTTTTGATGCAGCATTTCAGCTTTATCAGAAGGGATCAATATCTATTGATCTTATTTTGGATATACTCAATATTGACCCTGAATCGACAAAAGAGAAGATTGAGAAGGACTTGTTTACGGTTAATGATAGTCTGTTCAATGAAGTCTTGCGTAATCTTTATACAAGTGCTGCAGCCCCACTGGTAGAGAAGACGGATGTTGTGGCGAAGCTGGCAGAGTACCTTAAACTTAAGATCAATCCTGAGACACCTGCAGCGGAAGGGGCGTCTCGATTCAGTTCAGAAACTAAGGTCAGTCCTGATAAAACAGATACGGATAACAAATCTATATTAAATCCAGAGAGAAGTGCTAAAATGGCGAAACTGATTAAATATTTCCAGGCCAATCCAAGGGCCCTGGACCGTGTTTTTAAAGGAACTGATGATGTTAATCCCAATAGCAAGTTTGATACGAAGAGCTGAAGCCGTACCATTTGAAGATATAAAGAAGAAGTTCAGACCTAGTCCTGAGATAAAACCTCCTCGGCGTAATCCCTCTGTTCAGAATAAGACAGACAGTCCTGCTTATATGCGTACATATATGAAAGAACGTCGTGAAGATGGGGAGGATTATCAGAAAGTCCCCTCCATGATAAAGGAATTGAGAAAAAAACAGAAACAGAAGCTCAAAGAGAAAGGCCTGAAATAATAATCTCTTCATATAGGTGGAGATAAAAATAGGAGATTGACATAGCTTCGTAAATAGTGAATACTGAAGAATATTATGGAACATATACTCACTCATAATTTAGCTCATACAATCCGTCTTAACCCAAATAAGACTCAAGAGACTTTCTTTAAAAAGGCCTGTGGGTGTGCTCGTGCCGCTTATAACTACGGTCTTGCTGAGTACCAAAAACAAAGAAAAGACGGGCTGAAACCTAAAATCACTGATATTAAAAAACAATTTAATCAAGATAAAAAAACCCTGTATCCCTGGATGTCAGAGACTAATAAAGATGCTAATCAACAACCATTTGCTAATCTTCAGGCGGCTTTTTCTCGTTTCTTTAAACACCAGTCAAAATACCCTAAATTTAAGAAAAAAGGTATTAAAGATTCTTTCTATATCTCTAATGATAAGTTCGAGGTAGAAGAAAATAAATTCTGGGTTCCAAAGCTCGGATGGGTTAAAGGTTCTGAGGCTTTAAGATTTTCTGGGAAAATAATGTCTGCGGTAGTCCGTAGAAAAGCAGATTATTGGTTCGTGGTAATTAGTGTTCAAACCGATAAAACATTTATATCTTGTGAGAACCAAACAGTTATAGGTGTAGACCTTGGAATTAAAACACTGGCTACTTTGAGTGACGGGAAAGTGGTAGAGGCAGTGAAACCTTTAAGGGCTCGATTAGAGAGACTGAAATTATTACAGAGATGGACGTCAAGAAAAATTAAGGGGTCATCAAATCAAAGAAAGGCTATTCAGCGTGTCTCAAAAATACACTACGAAATAACCTGTCTGAGAAAAGATGTTTTAGATAAGCTGACTACATATCTTTGTGAGAATTATCAGGTTATAGTAATTGAGGATTTGAATGTTTCTGGAATGTTAAAGAATCATTGTCTGGCACTTTCTTTAGCTGACTGTGGTTTTAGTGAGTTTCGTAGACAGCTTGAATACAAGTCAGTTTTAACTGGAAACACATTAATTATAGCAGATAGGTGGTTTCCAAGTTCAAAGACCTGTTCAGGTTGTGGGTATGTGAAAGAGACTCTATTGCTTTCTGAGAGAGAGTATGTATGTGAAAAATGTGGCTTGGTTATTAACCGTGACCTAAATGCCGCAATCAATCTTAAAAACTACGGTCTTAATAAAATAGGGACGGTTAGTCCCGAATCAACGCCTGTGGACTTGGAAGCTCTGGCTTGTCGTGCAGCAAGTGAAACTACCGAGGTTGAAGCAGGAATTTCAGAGTGTCCAGTAATGAGCACTTAGAAAGTAGCAGATTGAATATATGCCAAAGAAACAAGGTCTTGGAAGAGATATTAATAAGTCCCTTGAAATAATGGATTCTACTTTAAGCTGTCTGGCTGAATTTTCTCGTATGCCACTTAAAAAGGGCCTTGCTTCTAATAAGATCAATGATGAAGATATAATCAAAGAAGTAAATAAGACGGCAGAAATTGCTTTTAATCTTCTAAATATGATAGAAGATCTTAAGGGTAAAATAAATTCTGTGAAAGTGGGCGGAAACAGTAGATTTGCTAAACAGGTGATAGCCAGATTCTTAAGTGGCGAATAATCTATTAATAGGCCCTTGACTGTAACATCTGAAATCAGGATAGTTTAACTATGAAAATAATACTTCTGGTGCCTCGAGTAGTGAGTAGCTATATAGCACAATTTCCTGAAGTTAGGAATAATGCTTATAAATATTTCAACTATGATAACAGGGTGGTAGAAAAGAGTGTAAATCGTTTTGATAAGAAGCCTTTGTATAAAGGTCCGGAACAATTTTCAGATGCTGATTATGGTGGATTGGTAAATTATGCATCGACTCTGGTTAATCCCATTTTGCTGAAATATAATCAGAAAGTGGCGAGAGAAGATGCCCTTCATATGGCCATTAGGTCCTATTCTGAGGGCCTTTTTGATGGCAAGGTGAATGCCAGTCGATATGAAGTTCTTCTGAAAGCCGTGGGTCAGAAACAGGTCATGGCAAAAAAGAAAGCAGAGCCTGAACCAGCCCCGGCCCCGGCCCCGGCTCCTGTAACGATATCTCCCAAGATGCTCAAGGATCTGGGGATTACGCGGAAAGAGGTGCCTATGAAGAGAAAAAGATTTCAGGGCATTCCTCATATAGTGAGAGAAAAAGGAAAAGTAATTGTCAATAAGTCCTAAAACTATAAGGAGTTAATTATGGTTAAGAATGCAGGAAAGTACACAGAACGTCTGGATAAGATTGCAGAAGAGCTTCAGAAATATTCTGAAGAAGCAGCTCTCCAGATCGACTTGGTCTCGGATGTTCTGGAAGGCAAACGTGAAGCTTCGACTCTGAAATTTGATCCGGATGAAGCTCGGTACATGGCTGGCCGTTTCAATTATAATGTGAAACAGAGAGAAGCTGATGAGCCTTATATGGACAAATACAACCAGAGCAATTTTGAACAGGTTGTTACAGTCCGTCGGAACCCTGTTCCGATCAAAGTCGCCTATCAGAAAGTGAAATAAAGTTTCGTAACCACCCAGAGATAGGGGCCCTATTTTAGGGTCCCTTTCTTCTTTCTTTTAGGGAGGTTTTAATGCCTGCTTTATTTCCCATGCAGGTTGCTCCGGAAGACTATAGACCGGGAGACTGTGTAAAAAAGTTTTCTACGCCTATCCATATAACTCCGTATGTTGGAATTATTACTCATATAATTCCAGCAACGTGTAAGGTCTGGGTACAGTGGCCGACTAATCATTCTCAGGAAGATCCTGAAACACTGATAAAGGTTAATCCTTCTATAGCAGGTCTGCCTGTGGCTCTGATTGATAGAGGTTACGACTCTTATGAGAAGACCAGGTCACTGAAAAGATTCGGCCCCGGGCTACCGAAGTTTGCTGCCGTAGATAAGATGGCTATCAGGATAGCTCATAGTTTTGCTACAAATGTTATCAGCAAGCTGATTGGTGATGTAGTAGCCTGCAAATCTGAAAAATTGTATGATGTTCAGGCCTATAATAAAATTTTTGAAAAATACGGGTCGGTTTGTTCTGACCATATTATAAAGTCTTCTATAAGTGCTATTTATAAAAAGGACTAATTATGGCTTATCTGCATAAATATGTAATTGAGGGAGAAACTTTTTACAGGAAGACTGGTTCAAACAGCACTCCGAGTGACCAGATAATTCTGAAAGCAAGTTCTCATGTGAATGTGGTTTCTTTGGGTAAAGGTGTTGCCCAGTCTATTAAAAGAATAGAAGATGCCTTTGCAGGTAAGGATGGTACAGAAGAAGTTGTGGAGAAAGATACTGAGAAGGATACTGAGAAAGGCGAAAAAAAGGCTGTGACCAGGAATCTGGATTATGTAGCAGGAAAAATAGAGAAAGTGAATCCCAGACTGGCTCTGGCTATCGATCAAATCAGTGATGAAATAGACAAGGAATAGTCCGATATGGCTATGATGCGATATGGCTCTGCTAATGTTGTAGAATCCAATGTATCTCCTGATACATGGACTAAAGCACAATGCTGCGGACATAAAAGTGGCCATAAATGTGGTGAAAACCAATGCCGGGTCAAAGTAGCTAAGACAGTTGTTGCCAAATACGACCCTAAAAAATATTTGTTGTCGCATTGCACCATTGTGGCTGCAGTAGAGACAGAATTGGCTGATCCCAAGGACCCTAAGTCTAATTATTTAATACATCCTGTAACAGCTAATCTCGTGAATAATAATGGGGACGCCTGGGAAAAAGATCTTCTTAAGAAGACCTACAGGACTTTTATAGGATGTAATAATTTCAGTGAGCACGTCCAAATTTTAGAATTATCCAAAGGTAAAGTAGTTGATGCGGTTTTAAGAGAAATACCTTTAGGTAAAGACAAAGACGGTAAAGAGCATACCACTTATTATGTTGATATTCTTGTAGCTACAGACAGGAAACATAAAGACCTTGTCGCCGGTATAGAGTCAGGCCAGATTGACAAAATGTCAATGGGCTGCAAGATCAGTTTTTCCCGATGTACGAAATGTGGTAAGAAAGCAAAGGATGAAACAGAAGCATGTGACCATGTTAAGTATGAAAAAAATAACATGTTCTATGACAATAACGGTATCCAGAGAAAGATAGCTGAGCTTTGTGGCGATGCAGGAGATCCTGAGTCAGTTGTTTTTGTAGATGCTTCCTGGGTACGCCATCCGGCTTTTACGGGTGCAGTGAAAAGAAATGTTATTCAGATTCCTGGAGACATGTTAAGTAAAATTCAGGCAGCTAATGCCGTTGCTTCATATGAATATAAAGAGGGGGATTTTTTGAAAGCTGCAAAAATAGCCGCTGATCCTCCTGTAGAAGAAATACCAGGTCCGGATGCTCCTGCAGCAGATACTCCTCCAGATATGGGAGCCGCAGACACTCCTCCAGATGCGGGAGCTCCTCCAGACATGGGAGCAACAGACGCTCCTCCAGATGCGGGAGCTCCTCCTCCGGATGCAGGAGCCCCTCCTCCGGGAATGCCTCCGCAAAGTCCTATTAAAACCTGGAAAACAGATATCAAGAAAAAACTTCTTGATGAGCTGAGTTCTGAGATATTGAAAGAATTTTCAGGTGAAGAGGACTCAGGCCGGCCTAAAGAGCTGGAAACATTAGATGAAAATTTTATACAGCCTACAGCAGCTTTGAAACAGATGTGGAAAGTAAAAAAATCCTGGGATAATTATTTGAAGAGATCAGCAGGAGACCTGAACAAAGACCTGTATGAGAAGCTGAAATTCGGGACGTTAATGCTGTTGAATAGTAATGATATGACAGTTCTTGCTAAATATGGATACAGTAGGAGAGATTTTTTAGCGGTCATGTCTTTCCTGGACTCAAGCCTTAAAAATCCTTTGGATATATCGATAAAAAAAGCTATAGCAAGTATAAATGGAAGTCAGAATAAGACAGCCGGAGAGCTTTTGACACGTCTTAAAAAGGCTGTGAACAGAGATATGACTAAGGATGAAGTAAGGAAATCTTTTGTTTGGTTGAGACTGATGGATTTCTATAAGAACTGATAAAATAAGAACTTTTTTAATAACCTATTAATACAAAGAAAAAGTTTAACCGATTTTTAAGGAGGCCTTAAGATGAGACAGAGAATTAGTTGGGATGAAAAAAGGGTAGCTGAGATTGAAAAAAAAGCTGACCCTTATAGCATGAATCAGACGAGAATGAATCCTCCGGCAGATAAATACAGGACCGGGGATCCTTCTACGTGGGCAGAAGATGTGGATATGAAGAACAAATGGAAAAATGAAGGGCGTACTGAGACCGGGCATCCGGCTCCTGCTGATGAAGCATCAGCAATGGCCCCTGCAGCTCCGGCAGCTCCTGCAGCACCGGCAGCTCCCGCCCCTGAAGCTCAAGCTCCTGAAGAGTCAGCACAGCAGGCAGTCATGGCAGCACGGAAACTGGAAGACAAAGCTCTGAAGTGCATCACGATTGCACAGAGAATGCTTCCTGGTGCTGATGATGACATGGTCGAGAAACAGGCCACGGAACTTATGTATCTTCCGGAAAAATGTGTTCTTTCTACTCTGCAGCGTCAAGTAGCACTGGCAACAAAACTTGCCGGCGAAGAAGCTGAAGAAGAAGCTGAGAAAGAAACTGCTGAAAAACAGCAGGCAGATACTGAAGGTAAGAAAGCGGAAGATGAAGAGAAAAAGCCTGAAGAAGAAGAAAAGAAACCGGAAGAACCGGTAACCGCTAAGAAAGATAAAGAAGAAGAGAAACCCGTTGATCCGGCAGCTCCCGTAGCACCGGCAGCACCGGCACCTGAAGCTGAAGTAAATCTTTCGGCCAGTGACAACGATCTTCTTGATGCTCTTTTTGCTGATGAAACACCGAAAACCGGTGCAAAGAAACTGAGCGGTATTGTGAAACAGGCTTCGAGTGGTGGAATGAGCCTTGACAATCTGTGGGCACTTCCTCCGGACGTGTCTTCAACATTTAAATAAGTATTCAGGTAGTTACCACGTATGAAAATGTGTGGTAACTACTTTAATAATCTGTTAATACGCTACGTGAAAGCGTAGTGGAGATCAAACATAAACAAGTGCTAGGAGGTGACAGCATATGGGTTCTAATCTTCCGGTACCGAATGGCCACTGTGAAGTTCTGTACAGACAGACATTTAATACGTATGGACGTATTATTGCTGCTGGTCTGACTCAGAACAATCGCGTGGGCAATGCCCAGAAGGTGAACAACACCCAGCTGAATGCCAATACAAATCTTGGTATTCTGGGGGGAAGCGTTGTAGCTGCTGCAGGAGAAGGCTACATTGGTCCGTGTGCTGGCGATAGTTCCTCAGTATTCGACAAAGCTGTCGGTATTGCAGTGAATGATGCCAGAGGTAATGCCAATGAGTCGTCCAGTGGTGCGGCTTCAGAGAGAGTAGTGTATATGCATGGTTCGGGCACAGTGCTTTCGACCGACATATACGAAACAAAGGGAACAGACGGCACAGTTGTAATCGATTACAATTACGGCGACAAGCTGTATTCATCCCGAAATGGTTTGCTGACAAAGACAACCGGTATAGACAATACCAATGTGACGTACTCGACACTTATTGGTATCGTTCTTAAGGCTCCGTCAGCTTCCGATCCATACATGGCCGTTCAGATGAGAATCTAAGAGGAGGTGAAGTCCCATGGAAGTTATCAGCAATGAACTGAAACAGCAGATTATCAGTGATTATATCAAGACCGCTGATGGTCGGGCCAAATTGGCTGCGTCGATGACTCAGCCTCTCCGTTTGAGAAGGGATTACACCTCTGTAGGTCGCAAGACCTTCTTGGTGGAACAACTTCCGGACGGTGCGCTCCCTATCTATGATAAGGACGCTGGCGTAACAGCCTATGTGGTTGGTGAAGAGGGAGAAAACATTCTCGCAATTCAGAAACCTCGTAGGGTTCTTTTCCCGTTGTTCGAAATTGCATCCAACCCAGTCATTCCATTGACACAGGTCAAGGAACGTCGGTTCGATTTGATCGAAAGATCACAGGACCTTGCGAAAGCGGAAATCCAGGCCGAAGAAGACACACGAGTCTTTGAAGTTCTGGACGCTGTAGCAACCGCTGGATACGATAATATTGGAGCAACCAATGCCGACATTCCGGCAACTGCTCCTCTGACACCGGCAGACCTGGCTGATGCCTTTGCATCGGTCGAACGGCATGACCTGAGAGTCGCCCGCATTTTCGCAAATGCCCTTGACTATTCGGACATCCGTAAATGGGGTCGGGACGTGTTGGACATTGAAACTCAGGCTTCCTTGCTGAAGACTGGTCTTATGGGAACCGTATGGGGTGCCCAGATCATCGTCTCTCGTAAGGTTCCGGCCGGGTACATCTATGTCTGCGCCGAACCCGAGTTCTTTGGCCGTATTCCGGTCAGAACAGAATTGACCGTCCTCTCGGCAGACAGCCCGCGTGATCGAACTATTGGATTTTCATGCTTCGAAAATCTTGGAATTGGTTGTCACAATCCTTTGGGCCTGTGCAGAGTGCTTCTGTCCCGGTAATAATCTCTTAAGCTGAGATAATAAGGGCTGGTCGAAAGACTGGCCCTTTTTTATTGTACAACATTAAATGTACCATAGTGTATTTTGTAGGTGTATTTAAAATCATATAAAGGGTAAAAATTAATGCCTTCTTTTTTATTAGAGAAAAACGGATCGGATATTGTTCTTCATAATAAATACGGTCAATATTCTAAGATAGAATTAGAAAGTCAACTTAAAGAGGGTAAGCTTACAACAGAAGAACTTGGAAAAATTTATTCTTTAAACAAATCTCAAATAATTCATGTATTACGACTATTAAAAATAAGTTATAGAAATAGACTGTCAGAGACTCGAGTCCCTGATTTTGTTATCACACCATCAATGCATCAAATTATAATAGGTACTCTTCTGGGTGATGCCTACATGAAAGTATCTCGATCGTATATGCTTTCTCATAGTGTTAATCAGATGGACTATTTATATACTGTAGCAGAAAAATTTGATAGGGCTGTATCAGCTGTTCAATATAAAGAAACTAAACTGGGGAAGTCTCTTAATTTATGGACAAATTGTCATGAAGTTTTTGAGTCTTATTATGATCGATTTTATTCTCGTGGGGTACATAAAAAATATTTTTGTAATGAGACTGTAAAAGATTTGGAACCGGAGGGCCTGGCTTACTGGTACATGGATGACGGCAAATTTGATGAATATGGTATGTATTTATGTACTGGTAATATAATGGAAGAGGAAGCAGCTATTTTAAAAGTATTATTAGAATCGAAGTTTGGTCTTAAAGTGACAATTCAAAATCATGATATAGATAAAGGATATCGATATCTATATGTGAAAGCAGAAAGCAGGGATCTGTTTTTATCTTTGATAGATCCTTATGTTGTTCTATCCATGCAATATAAATTAACAGGAAAACCATATCCTTTATTAGCTACAAAAGACCTTATTGCTCATAGACATTTAGAATTTTGTAAAAAGGTAGGAAAATCGGTTAGGTTTTATGGGGACTATGATATAAAAAGAGTTATAGATAAAGAACAGGTTATTTCAAGTGAAAAAGAAGAATATGTAAAACAACAGGTCTTAAAAAAAGGATTGCTTTCTTGTACTCAGATTCGTAAAGAGCCATCAACAGCAGTGATGTTAATTTTGTTTCAGCAGGGTTTAACAGATCAGGAAATAGCTAATAGATATGGTTATGGCCGAAATAGAATATCAGTTATCAGGAGGTCTTTGGGTATACCAAGGAAGTCTGTTCGAGTGAGCCCGAATAATAAATTTGTCAGGACTGTGCATGTACTAATACAATAACTTTCTGTTGTTTTTGATATAGCTATTATGTATATTTAAAGAATGAACTACGAAGAAATAGTTGAATATTTGCAGACAGGCTCTCTTAAATGTCTTTCTGAAAAGCTTAATATACCGGTATTCACCCTTCGAAGATATCTACAGAAACATAATTATAAATTTCCTGATATTCATAAGATAGAAAAAACTAAAAGAATGAGAGAAGATTTTCTTGATATTTATGGTGATTTAGTAGCTCCTATGAAGCATTTCACTGAGTTTCAAAAGCAACTTTTATTAGGATCCTTATGTGGTGATTCAGGGGTCTATATGGTAGGTACAGGAGGAGCTTATTTGAGATGTGAGCATAGTTGGAAGCAGCTTACTTACGCTAAAACTAAATTAGAACTTTTGAAGCCTTTTTCATTCAGTCCGTACATTAATAAGCCCAATAAAAAAAATCAGGACTATCAGGTAGGTTTCAGTTGTCATACTTCTGAGGAATTAGTTTATTACAGAAATCTTTTTTATACAGAAACGGTTAATGAAAAAAATCATTTACAAAAAAATATATTTAAGCCTGAAATATGGTTAATGCATACGCCAATATCATTGGCTTTTTGGTTGATGGATGATGGTAAGAAATATGGAGCGGGATTTGGTATTGTAATAGGTAAACACTATTATTATACAAGAACCGTTTTAGAACAAAATGTAGATTTAATGAATAAAAGATTAGGTATAGACCTATATGTAGCAGAAGAAAAGTTATGCTATATGATATGTGCCAGAAAAAAGGCAGCAGCTATAGAAAAGGTTAAAGACTACATTCTTCCTGATTTTAGCTATAAAATAGGAATAAAAGAATGTGGAAAATTTTATGAGCAGTTTGATTGGTGGCAGGCTTGGAAGTCACAGAAGAAGAAATATTTAATACCTGTGTATGGGACATCTTCAAATGGTAGTTTTTTATGTGTCTGTGGTAAATCTTTAGGGACTCGGATAGCATTAGCCAGGCATAAAGCCACCTGTAAAGTTTACAGGAATAAGCCGGTACAAATAGTGGAAAAAAAGCATGAAAAAGAAAATGTAGATCATGTTGTATGTCAATATTGTGGCTATAAAGCTAGAGATATAGGGGCTCATTTACGCTATTCTAAAAAGCCACATCCGAATAGGGCTGAGTATAAAAGTCTTTATCAAGCGGCTCGAATAGCTTGTCAGGATGTTGAAAGAGTAAGAAAGAAAACATGTGAAAAGACATATGGGGATCCTAATTACAGAAATTCAGATTTACAAAGTATTACTTTAACTAAGGTCTTTTCTGATCCAGTGTTATTAGAAAGGATAAGAAAAACTAAACAAGAACGATACGGGAATTCTGGCTATGTGAACGTGGAAGCCAGAAAGAGAACTCTTAAAGAACGATATGGAGTAGATAATCCCATGAAAAACAAGGAAATAGCTGAAAAAACTTCTAAGACTATGAAATTATTATATGGGAAAGCATGGACAGTGTTAAAAGTCAAAGATGATCTTTAAGTTTAAGAATCATTTTATGTATAATATAATAAAGGAGACCAAATGAGCTATACAGTAGAGGACCTGTTTTCTGATAAGATAGAGCCGGAGATGGTAAAGCTGTTTCAGGAATGTGTAGAGGGGCATGAGAGTCGATATGAAAAGTTCATGGAAATTATTTTAAGACAAGCTATGGACGATCGTCTTAGGAGGGCTCTGTTAAATATTGTCGTAGATCCTTATAAGGAAGGGCTGTCTGTAGAAGAGGCGGTACAGAGATGTTTGGGTATTTTTTCAGATTCTGCGGAGTTAAGGAAGCTGGAGTACTCGAAAGATAGTGCTATAATTTCTGTTAATTACAGAGGAGTAGAAGAAGAGGATAGTCATGGATGAATTAACTTTTCCATGTCTAAGTGCAAAGCTGGTTTCTACTGACAAAGTTTTTAGTAACGAATATAATCCTAACCGCTTAGGAATCAATGAGTTACAGCTGTTGTACCTCAGTTTAAAGGAAGATGGCGTTACGCAACCAGTGGTGACGTTTTATGATAAAGAGGCTGACCAGTACATTGTTGTGGACGGGTTTCACAGGTATCTTCTCATAAGGGACCATTTTAAGAGTCTAGTGATTCCTGTGGTAGTGATTGATAAGGACATAAAGGACCGTATGGCATCAACTATACGGCATAATAGGGCTCGGGGAAAGCATCAGGTGAATTTGGTGGGTGACCTTGTCAGGAGTCTTATTGAGAAGGGTTGGGGGGACGTAGAAATAGCTAAACATTTGGGTATGAGTGCAGAGGAGCTTTTGAGATTAAAACAGATTACAGGGATAGCAGCGATGCTTAAGAATAAGGAGTATGCTCAGGCTTGGGAATCAGTCGATTCTCCAAGGAAGGAAGAGGAAAAATGATTAGAGTCATAAAGTATTCGGATATTTCCAAGGAGTTTGTTGAGCAGGCGTGTAAGGAGCGTATCTCTTTTATTAAGGGGGATAATGCTCATTATTGGGGGTTTTATGAAGGGGAACGATTGATTGGGTGTACGTGTCTGGTTATTTTTAAGAATGGTCATGGAAAGATAAAGAGTAATTATGTCATGAAGGAGTTCAGGAAGCTGGGAGTTTTTAATGACCTGAACAAGGCTTGTTTAAAATATGCTAAGGAACAAGGTGTAACGAATATAACTTTGAATTGTCTGGCTGATAGTGCTGAGATACATAAGAAATTTGGGGCTGTGGTATATCGGGAGACGAAGACCATTCAATACATGGTGTATCGTATATGAGGATGATTATAAGGGCTGTCAAGGAGCGTAAGGATTGTGTGGGTTATTTAAGGAAATATCTTCCTGAGGCTGATATTCTATATGACACCACTGGTAATGCTATGAAGACTTTTTTAGAAGCTATGGCATTAGTAGGGGAAGAGCCGTGTATACACATGGAGGAGGATATATATCTTACCAGGGATTTCAGTACTAAAATAAGGGCAGCTATTTTAAAGAGGCCTTATGAGGTCATACAATTTTTTTCTATGCGTAAGGCTGATTTAGAGATAGGTCCCCGGTATGACAGTGGCCGTACCTTTATGATGAATC